TAGTCAATTTCTAGGCACGGCTCGCGGACTAAAACCTTTTAAAGCTTTAGATGGCACGTCTTTTATGGGCGTGGGTACACATCTTAAATACTACATTGAAGAGGGTGGTGGGTATAACGACATCACCCCTTTACGCTCAACCACTTCAGCGGGTGATGTTACATTTGCCGCAACAAACGGCAGTTCAACTATTACGGTTACAGACAATGCCCATGGCGCTGTGGCTAATGATTTTGTGACTTTTAGTGGTGCGGTCTCTTTGGGTGGCAACATTACTGCTGATGTTTTAAATCAAGAATATCAAATAGTTACGATACCTAGTGCAAACTCTTTTACAATCACAGCTAAAGACACTAGTGGCACCACCGTTACTGCAAACTCCAGTGATACAGGTAATGGTGGTTCTTCTGTGGTTGGCAAATACCAAATAAACGTAGGCTTGGATACCTCTGTCGCGGGTTCTGGTTGGGGCGCTGGCGTATGGGGCCG